AGGTATTCCGAAACCCTTGTGGTCATTACGACCACTCATCAAAGGGAATAGGAACGCCAAACGTCTCAGCCTAACTATCGCTCGTTCTTACGAACAAATTAAATTAGAAATCGATTATTCTAATTTAGGAAGTATCACTGACGAGATGACTCAGGAAACTGAGAAATCCGTTCGGGATATTACTAAAAAGTTTAAAAGATTCCTAAAGAAATTTACGCAAAAGCGTAAGTGGTATTTAGGTTCTTTATCAGATCCTATTCAACCGTGGAGCAAAGTGTTAACTACGCTATCCAAAGGACCTAACGGTCCGGCGGTAGCCTGTTCACACCTTGATGCCATGGCTGTTATGCAAGACGAAACTCTAGCAAAATCCATAAAGCAACTCAATCAAGCCCTAGGGCAAGATTGGATTACCGAATGGATGGAGCGACAAGCTTCTTCGAGCACAAGCGATAAGGTGTTATACACTGGTAGGTTAGGCTTTTCAGCCGAACCTGCAGGTAAAACACGTATATTCGCAATAGGAGATTACTGGTCCCAGCTTTCATTGAAGCCTATACAAATTTCTTTGTATAGGACACTACAATCAATAAGCACTGATGCCACATCTAACCAAGATGAAGGATTTTCATCCTTGATCAAGGAAAGCATTGGGCATGAGACTTACTGTTTTGATCTGTCAACAGCTTCGGATAGAATTCCTGCAAAAATGCAGAAATACCGTCTGGAACTGATGTCAAATCGACATGTAGCTGAAAGTTGGTATACAGTAATGACGAAACGGGACTTCTTTATTAAAGCCACAGGGCAATACGTAAGGTGGTCGGTAGGACAGCCGTTAGGCTTACTATCTTCCTTCCCAAGTTTTGCTCTATGGCACCATGATATCGTCCAGTTTGCAAGTAATTGGGAGAATATTCATAAAGGGAAACCTTTACGTTTCTTCAAACAATACAAGCTACTAGGCGATGACATAGTGATATTTAATAAAGTTGTGGCACGACGCTACCAATGGTTACTTAAGAAAATTGGTCTTACGATCAATTATTCTAAGTCAATCATCGGTGATCAAGAGAATTACCAAATAGAGTTCGCCAAAAGGCTAGCT